TACAGGCATTGGAGCAGATGGAAGCATTGGGCGAAACGCTCATCATCCAAGACTTCACTGCTGGTGGAGAACCTATCGAAGCAGTAGTTGAGCAGGTTACATTTACCCGCACAACACCACCTAACGGAAACTTCTCTGGTTATGGTGGAGTAATTCAAGTAGTTGCTCGTACTGTCGTCTAATACATAAGGAAAATAAATGACTCCTGCTCAGTGGCTAGGTTTAGCCATATCCGTTTGTACCCTCGTTGCTGCATTTGCTACAGCAGTTCGCTGGTTAGTAAAACATTACCTGTATGAACTTAAGCCTAACTCTGGCTCAAGTATGCGTGATGAGATTACAGGTCTTAAGCACGAAGTTGCAATCATTAAAGACCTAGTTCTTGAGTTAGTAAAGAAATGAGTAACGATGAAATCTGTTGCCAAGAAAGCCACACCTGCCGCAGTTGCAGTCCTACGCCAAGCCACAGCGATAGCACCATTGCGTATGAAAGCCAGCGATGGGCTTCTCCCATCGAACGCTCATCTCAAGCAGAGTCCAGTCAGCGACCATAACACTGGTCTTGCTGTTGACTTAACGCACGACCCTAAGAACGGTATTGATTGTGAAGAAATATTTGAGAAACTTAAAGAGGATAAGCGTGTCAAGTATCTTATCTTCAAAGGAAAAATCTGGTCCAGAGAAAAGTCAAAGTTGGGAAACAGACGGTACACTGGGAGTAATCCTCATAACAGGCATCTACATATTTCTATTGAGTCCGCTATGGCTACCGATACTTCTCCGTGGTTTTGGTGGATGAATCAACCTAAGATTGTTAATCAAGTTATCGCAAAGGTAACACCAGTGCCTGCTAAGAAGGCATACAAGACAGAGGTTTGTACCTGTTGCAAATTGCACGGTGCAAAATAAACGAGGAGGAAACAATGGAACAATTTAAGCAACTCGGACTGACATGGTTCCGTGCTGCGGCATCTGCTGCGATTGCACTTTACCTTGCTGGCGAGACGGACCTTAAGACCCTTGCTGCTGCAGCCCTTGCAGGCTTTGCAGGTCCACTACTCAAGTGGCTTGACCCATCAGCAACTGAGTACGGTCGCGGCTCAAAGTAATCGTTTAAACAAAAGAACCCCCGCCTTAGAGAAATCTAAGAGCGGGGGCTTTTTTGCTTTTCCTTGACCACTTCCCCAATAGCCAAGAAACTTAACCGCCAGTCTTGTAGAACCCTGGACCTCTAAAGTGTACCGCAGGTGGTGTGAATACGCGCCTCATCTCACCCTCACATAGGCTACATGTTGGCACATTGCTTGACTCTTTAACTGATAGATGCAGTTCCTGCACTACATTGCAGGCGTTACATTGGAAGTCATACTGTGGCATCTTCACCATCCGCAGGAGTAGGTACTGTTACTTGTGCTCCACACAATGCACACTCTGCATCTGTGAACCAAAGCGAAATTTCATTTTCCTCAAACATGCAGCCGACTTTAAAAAGTCGTGAGCCACAAGGACAAACATGCGTAGGAATACCACGATAGTTAGCCAGCATGCTAGACTTGGGCTTCCGCTTGAGCCTAGATACAATTAACCAGTTCATCACGAACAGGAGTGTAATCAACTTTTTAAAAAATTACATGGATGTAATTCATCGGCGTGTCGCAGAATAGATGAGACATTGTGTAGTAAACTCCTCTATTGCAAAGGAGAAAAATGACACTAGAAGAAAAGACTGGGAAGAACTACATCTCCCACAGTGCCATGTCTACATGGCTTAATTGTGGTTGGTCGTATTATCTATCCCGTATTCAGAATGTCCCGCAGAACCCATCCTACTGGCTAGTAGGGGGTAAGGCACTCCATGAGTTAACCGAAATCTACGATGCACTACCACTGGGTAGCCCGTTTGATACCACTGCTGTATTTAATCAGCGATGGAATGAGAACTACAAGCAGGCTGACAATGGCATGGAGTTCCGTGCTGGTGGCAGAGCAACCAAGGCGTATCCCAACAAAGAGGATGCATCATGGTGGTTAGATAACGGACCCAAGATGGGTGACTTCTGGGTGCAGTTCCGTCATGACAGTGGCTATCAGATGTACCACCTACCAGACGGAGCACCTGCTATCGAAACCGAACTCAATGTGGAGGTTGGTGGAGTTAACATGAAAGGATTTCTTGACCGCCTTATGGTTGCGCCAACAGGCGAACTTGTCGTGGTGGACATCAAGACATCCAGTAAAGCACCAATGACATACACTCAGTTAGGCACCTACGCCATTATGACTGAGAAGTTATTGGGTATTCGCCCTACCTTGGGGGCATACTTCATGGCTCGTACTGGTGAGTTAACACCTCCAGTAGACCTATCGCACTACACAGAACCACGCCTTGCACAATGGGTAAGTGGATTCAAGATTGCCGTTGACAACAACATCTTTATCCCACAGCCAGGATTTATGTGTGGTACATGTTCAGTCAACAAGGCATGCTATGCAGTAAAAGGTGAAGATTCACACATGTACCCCGAACTAGGAGAAACAAATGAGTAACGAAAACGCAGCAATTCAAATCAACTTCAAGACAAAGAAGGATGGCATGCTCATCAACCTTCGCGCAGGCGATGTTGCTGAACTTGACCTACTGATTGATGGCTTGACTCAGCGCCTTGCTACATTGATTGACCTTGAGACAACCACTGAATCCATGGCTACAGTTAAGACTGTATTTCCTGGAGCAGAGGTAATCAATCAAGGTGCAGCACCAATGCCTGCATACGCACAGCCAGCACAGCATGCACAACCTGCTGCTCAAGGCTACGCACCAGCACCTGCTGCTACACCAATGTGTACATGCGGTGGTGGACCAATGCGTTTGGTCAAGGCTGGTATCTCAAAGTCAACAGGCAAGCCATACCGCGCCTTCTTCTCATGCCCACAGCCACAAGGCTCACAGTGTAACAACCGTCAGAACGCGTAGTACATGCGCCGTTTATCCCGTGCTATCAAGACTGCCTCGCAAGGGGGTGCCACATTACCTACGGTGTGGCGCTCACTTGCGGAGCAACAGATAGCGTTTAGACGGGGGGAAGTGAGCATGGTTGCAGGTCCTCCAGGTTCAGGTAAATCTACCTTTGCCTTGTCACTTGCAGTCCATGCTCAAGTTCCTACCTTGTACATCTCAGCAGATACTCACTCACATACTATGAGTTTGCGTTTGCTTGCGATGATTACAGGCAGACCACAACAAGAAGTAGAACCACTGATGGAAGCAGACAGAGAGTGGGCAGCGCAGATGCTCAAGCCTGCTGACCACATCATGTGGGAGTTTGACTCAGCACCTACGCTTAAGGATGTAGAGGATGCAGTCCTCGCATCACGAGAACGCCTTGGTCAAGATGTTGAACTCATCGTGCTTGACAATGCAGTGGATGTAACCCTTGATGGACAAGATGAGTGGGGTGGACTACGCCTTCTCATGCGTGAACTCAAGTGGTGGGCTAGAGAAACTGGCGCTGCTGTTGTTGTTTGCCACCATACAAGTCAGGGAGTTGTGGGTAATCCTTGCCCACCAAGCAGTTCCCTGCATGGAAAGATTGCTCAGACCCCTTCGTTAATCCTTACTGTGTATAACCAAATCGCTTCGATGGGTGTGTGTGCGGTAAAGAATCGTTATGGTCCAGCCGATTCGACAGGCGCAAGTCCAGTGTGGCTTGCATACAACCCAGCCAGTATGCAACTGGCAGATTTATTACAGGCATAAGGAGAAGTTATGACACCTAAATGGGAAATCAAAGTGGTGGAAAATGCGGGAGAACTGCAGGGTAGTTTAAACGCAGAGGATGTAGTCGTCCCAACTAAGCCATTGATTACAGACATTAAATCGCAGTTGATGTTTATACCGAAACAGTTTTCATGGACAGTGGGATGGAGAGCGTATGTTTGGCAGGAAGAAGAAAGCGGAAGATTCAAAGACCTCACAGATGAGGAATTCAAAAGACTCCTTGATGAAGGCACTATCAGTTACACCAGAGATGATGGAACAGGCAGTGATGTCAGCGAAACAAATTCCAGCGGAGATGAAACAAGCAATACTTGATGGACTACCAGAGTTTATTGAACGCATTGATGAGGCTACACAAAAAATCTACGACCCATCACAAGTCTGGTTTGAATCTTTACAGTTCGCTGATTATGTTGGGCAGTTGGCTGAACATCTTACTGAGGACCACGGACCAGAGTGCAGAGAAGAAATCGCAACCCAACTCCGACTCATGAGTGAGTCATGGAAAGACCTAGCAGAGAACGCAATGGAAGTACTCGACAAGTCAGAGGAAGTGTTTAAACATGGCGCATAGTAGTAAAGAAACATTATCAGTTATTTGGTGTGACAACGGGAACACTGACGGCAAGTTCACAGAGGGCTTGGTATACAGCATCATCACTGGTGAGGTGCCATTCCATAACGCTATCCGTGTACAGGGTAATCAGATTGCACGCCAACGACAGGCTGCCTTCGAGATGTGGAACAAGGTCGGTACTGATTGGGCGTTGTGGGTTGACTCTGACATTGTACTTACCAAAGAAGTAGTCAAGACTCTCTGGGATACCGCTGACAAGATTGCTCGTCCAGTTGTAAGTGGTGTTTACTTTATCTCTAAGCAGATGGAGAACTCATTGATGATGCCTATGCCTGCCATCTTTGATGAGGGTGGGAATGAGTACGAGATTAAACATCATCATCCACTGCCACGCAATCAAGTCATCAAGGTTGATAGCGCTGGCTTAGGTCTGGTCTTAATGCATAAGTCTATTATCAAAGCATTGCATGAGAAGTTTGGTGAGTCTGACTTTGTGTTTGCTGAGAACAACGCAAGCGGTGAACAGTTTATTGGTGAGGACATCGCCTTCTTCCGCAAGGTTAAGGCTGCTGGTGTACCAGTTGTGGCTAACACTGGTGCATTGGTCAAGCACATGAAGCGCTTTGCCTTCGATGATAATTACTATAACCTCTACTGGGCAGCCATTGAAAGCGCAGAAAGGAATCAGCAAAATGCCAACACAGCAAGCGAGTAACAAGCGCAGAGGTGCTGCATTTGAAATAGAACTAGCAGACTGGCTTATGGCACAGGGTTTAAACGCACAGCGTTTGCCAAGAGCGGGGCGCAATGACATCGGAGATGTCTACCTTCCTGCTAATACTGATGGCTATGTCATTGAAGCAAAGGCACCACGCCGTGATGGTCGTATTGATTTGAGTGGATGGTTGCGTGAGGCTGAGATTGAAGCAGAGAACTATCGTGTGCAGAAAAGACTGGTGCTCGCACCATCCCCATTAGTAATTATTAAGGCAAGCAATAAGGGGATTGGAGAGTCGTATGTCGTACAGAGGCTCCGTGATGCACTCCCAAAACTCTAAGCATGACATCGTTAAAGTACTAGAACACTACGGATTTACAGTACCAACTAATCGTGGTGGTTGGGTAACAGTGCGCTGTGCCTTCCACAATGATAAGGTTAAGTCAGCGCGTTTAAACATAGACAACGGTGGTTTCCGCTGCTTTGCATGCGAGATGTCTGGTGATGTCTACTCACTCATTATGAAGAAAGAAGGAGTTACCTATGTCAAGGCTCTCGAAATCGCAGAGGGAATTACTGGCGAAAGCAACAGAGAACTACGAAAGAAACCTAGACGAGGTGGCTCCGTATCTGGAGAGTCGCGGTATAACCAAGGAGACAGCACTTATGTTCCGCCTCGGCTTCGTAAAGAATCCTGAGACAGGACACGAACCATACCAAGGCAAGTTGGCTATCCCATACCTGACACCATCAGGAGTAATTGACATACGCTTTCGCAGTTTAAACGCAGATAGCGGACCGAAGTATCTATCAAGACCTGGTGCAAGCACACACATTTTTAATGTGGCTGCATTGAATACAGACTCTGATGTGCTGGTCATTTGTGAGGGTGAGATTGACACGATGATTGCTACACAAGTGGGCTTCTCTGCTGTTGGTTTGCCTGGTGCTAATAACTGGAAACCATTTTATACAAGAGTCCTTGCGGATTGGGAAAAGATTATGTTGTTCTGTGATGGTGACAACGCTGGTAAGGAGATGGCTAAGACAATTACTCGTGAACTGGACAATGTGTTCCCAATCTTTATGCCTGAGAACTGTGATGTGAATGATGTGTACCTCGCCGAGGGCGCAGAAGGACTACATAAACGAGCGGGTGTTTAAACATGGCAAAGAACTCATCATTTGATTTAGATTTTGGATACGGTAGAAAAGGCGAGCAGTTAGTAGAGGAACTGTTAACCGAAGGCAAGACTATAGAAGTCAAGCGTGACCGCAAATGGTGGGTTACTAACAATCTTTACATTGAAGTTGAGTGCTGGTTTATGAAGTCTAAATCATGGGAGCCATCGGGCATCATGGTTACTGAGGCTGCATACTGGGCATTTGTATTAGAAAAGGGTGTGCTCATGGTACCAACAAGCCATGTGTTGTACGCCATTAAAGAGTTTGGCAGAGAAATTACTTGCGAGATACCTCCGAACAAGAGTAAAGGTTATCTGATTACAGTAGATGATTTGCTCACAGCAATGCGTAAGTTAAAGAATGAGAAAGAAGAACCCAAAGATGGATGAGCAAGACAAGGTATGGGAAACTATCTATGGCACAGCACGACAGGTTGCATCGCGCAGTAACCGCATCCATCGTGGACTTGTAACTACTGATGATGTGTACCAACACCTATCTTTGTGGGCATTAGAACACTGGCACAAGATAGAAGAATGGGAACAGCAAGAGTCGTTGAAGTTTAAACTGCGCCGTACTTTCTACAATGAAGCACAGAAGTATGTTGCAAAAGAACGCATGCACCATTCACGCACGCCTATGTCTGACAGTTTTTACTACACCCATGAAGTACTACACGAACTATTGCGTGATGTGTGGGAGCATGAAGGGTGGACAGATACAGCAGACTTAAGCAATGAGTATGTGTCTAAGTCAAGCAAGCCAGCAGAAGGTGGCAACCGAATGGCTTTGCTATCTGATGTGGCGGCAGGGCTAAAGCGTTTAAACGATGCAGACCAGGCGCTGCTGCGGCTAAGATACGCTGATGGTGGCATGGAGTTTGATGCTTTGGCTGAGGAATACCAAGCAACAGAGGAAGCCATACGCAAGCGTGTCAAGAGGGCGTTGACTAAGTTGCAAGATAGATTAGGTGGCGAAGCGCCAGTGTGGTATGGGCGTAGGCGTAACCGCAGTAATGCAGAAGCACGAGAGGAAGTAAAGAACAATGACTAAGAAGAAACTAATACGGATTGTAGTATTGATTGAGATTGTACTTGTAATTGTAATGCTTAAGTTAGTGATGGACTACAAATGATTATAGGTTTGAGTGGGTATGCACGCAGTGGTAAAGATACAGTTGCTGAACTGTTGTGTTTAAACTATGGATACAAGCGCGTATCATTTGCTGACCCAATGCGTGAGGCACTGTTGCGTTTAAACCCTACTATCAACCATGAACCTCTGGCTCATCTGGTGAATGATTATGGTTGGGATGTAGCCAAGACTAACCCTGAGGTGCGCCGTTTGTTACAAGTGTTTGGCACCGAAGTTGGTAGAGAAATGTTTGGCGAGAACTTCTGGGTTGACTTAGCGTTTAAACAAGTGCAGCAAGAGCGCGTTGTGTTTGCTGATGTTCGCTTTCCTAATGAAGCACAAGCCATAATCAAAAGAGGTGGGCAAGTGTGGCGTGTACAGCGTGAAGGACACAAGCCTGTGAACTTACATGCATCTGAAACTGCAATGGATAACTGGCGCTTTGATGATTTGATTCTTAATCATGGCAACCTTGATGACCTAGCCGATGAAGTCTTTATGTTGGCTAAGCAAAAAGAAATTAACTTGGCATAAAAGAAGAAGCACCGCGAGGGACTGGAACCTCAAGCGGTGCTTCTCTGTTGTAGCCTATCAGACTACGAACGAACTAGCGAATCGGTAAAGTTATTCGGGTCTGTCATTGCCCAACCTAACTTCCTCCGAAGCGTTGTTCTAGTATCGGGTGTTGTTCCACCCCATACCCCATACCTTTCATGAGCCAAGCCCCACTCCAAGCAAGCACTGATAATGGGGCAGTCCCTGCATAGATTTTCATAGAACTTTGTCTCAACCTTTGTAAACTGTACAACCTCGGGATAAAACATCTCTGTGTTTAAACCTCGGCATGCACCCTCTGACATAACTTCTCCGTTGTAGTTAAGCCGAAAGTATTTCAACCCATGTATAATTTTTTGTTGCATAATTCTATGGAACTTGGGTGTGCTTGATAGTTTGGGTACCACCTAGTACCACCCTCTTGAAAGACTAGAAGCATACGCCTTGCAGATGTTGCCTCCGTATTTTCTTTCAATGTATGCAAGCCCTGCATCCACTTGTAAGTATCCGTCCTCGGTTTGCTTGTGTCCAACCAAGCCCCATGTGACTGGCATTAACTGTGCGATGCCTGCTGCTTTGCTTGTCTTGTTCAATGCTGCTGGTCGCCAGTTACTCTCGCGTGTCCACAAATCATGCAGGCATGACCACTGTTCAAGCCGTCCATCTTTGGTGAGTTGGTCTATGGCGTAGCGTTGATAGTCGTTTGTGTAATACGCAACCACTTGACCAGACATCGGTGAGTGTTTAAACGGAATCACTGACTTGGAATCGCGGGGAAATAATGCGATTGCTAATACGAACACGATGACTGTGACCAGCCACAACCTACCGCTAGGCGTTAGTCGGTTCATACTCTGCCTCAATCTTGTTCTTGTCCGCGCATACTTTCTTGATGAACGCGAGGATGTCCTGCGGTATGTCTGTGTCATTGCCTTCTCCATCATCCTTGCCTAGCACAATCATGTTGCCAAGCATCATTGGGTTATTGCCGAACATGAAAGACAACGCGCTCGCCACTGTGTTCAGTGGTAGTTCAAGCATGATGCCTTCCTCATTTACATAGCCTGTCAGTACTTCATCTCCATAGTAATCGTACATGTGAACAATCTCAATCAACCCATTGACTGCGCCTTGCATGTCTTTGAGTCCATTGAAATCTTTTTCTTCATAGGTTCCATCGGGGTAAAGCACTGCACCTTTGGGCATCTGTCCGTCTCCTTTGATTATGGTTTGCTTTATTTTTATTTGTGTTCTTTTAATAACTACTTTACTTGGACTCATGTTTAAACTCACGACCGACTTCTAACTCTGCGCCAATCGTGTTAACAGCATCTGATAGAGCCTTAAAAAACTCTACCTTCTTGTCCTCACTGAGGTGTGCCACCATCTCGGATGTAACCTCTGCTTTCCACAGCGTTGTCATGAGTTCAATCCCTTCATCATTTGATTTAGTTCTGCGTAAGATAGTTTATCGCTAATGAATGGCACGCTGTCAACAGTTTCTTTCTCTGTTAATCCAGCATGCTCGACCCATGATTTGTATGGGGTAGCACCCTTGTATAGTTTCATAAAGTCAAGGGCTGATAGGTAAAGTTTGTACTCGTTGTTGATAATGAGTGCAACATTCCATGTCTCGTAGTTTGCCCAGCCACTGTAAGAATCTTTCTTCTTTACTGCAGTCATGTTTAAACACCTTCGCTTTCTAGTTTTGCAATCTGTGCTTTGAGATTCTTAATGCGCTCGGCATTTGTTGGATGCACCCTGCCACCCATTTCGATTACGAGTTCACGATACTTTGCTGAGTACTCATCATGATACTTGTGGCATAGGTACTTAACTGCTAAGCCTTGTGCCTTCTGATGTACTGATGCGCCTTTGGGTTTTTCCACTTACTTTTCCTCGCTTTCAATCTTGGTTACACGAAGGACTGACTGTGCCTCGAGTCTAAAGATTATGTAATCAATGGTTGCTTGTTCTGTCATAGGTGGAGAGCCTGCCTCCTCATCCTCGACTGTGATGCTGAAAGTTCTTGATGTCATTTACTTACCTACCTTCTGTGCATCCTTCAAGATTTTAATTGTTCTGCGTAGGTTCTTGTTGTCGTTGTTGAGTGCGTGGTTGCCTACGATTAGAGCAACCAGTGTTCCCACCAACACGAATAGCAGAATCACGATAGCGAATAGGTCTGTTGAAGTTAACATTTGAATCTAGTTTCCAATCTATTTGGTAAGCACTGTTGCCTACAGAAAGAATCATCTCATACTGTATGCAATGGATGTCAAGTACATTTCAAAAACTTTTTAAATTATTTTTTTGTTTAAACATAACCGCATCTATCTTTTAGTTTTACCTGCGGTAAAACCTATGCTACCACCCGTGTCAAGTACCATTGTTTAAACAGCATTTAGCAATAAAGTTCCTGGGGGCAAACTTTTTTGTATTGTTTAAACGCAAGTGCACTTACCTGGGTGTCAACTCTTGTACTGTTTAAACGCTACGCAATTAGCAGTCCCTGGATGCGAGTGCTAAGACAAAAGAAAAACCCCTGCCGAAGCAGGGGCTTTCTTTATCGGTGATGCTGGGGCATGCTACCGAATCTTAGAATAGGTGCGAGTCATAGTAACTTGCATGCTCGCTTAACTCATCCTCATACTTTCCGATTGCGTACTTGCGCCAGTCGTGGCTGATTGCTGAGCGGTAAGGCTTGAACTTCTGATGCTCAATAATCTTTCCGTTCTTAACCTTGAAGTACTCGCCTTCCTCTGCTGAGTATGACCAGTCAAGGTCTGAACCAAGCATGATGCCTGCGTTCTCGATTGTCTCCTCGGTTGAACCATAAACCAGTGAACCAGTTAAGGTCTGACCTATCCACAGTGGGCTGTTAGATACACGAGCAAGGTGCAAGGTGTCGCCTTGGTCTTGGGTAATCCAAGCCAATGCCGCGCTACCTTGGATGCGTGTCAGTACCTCGGCAGGATGTTTGCCCTGAGTAAAGGCAAGCAATGCCGCGACAGCCTCTGAATCTACTTGACCGATGCGGTCAACCTTGAGTTGTTTAAACAGTTGGTCATCGTTGGCGATGTGTCCGTTGTGAGTGAGTACGATTTTGCCACGCGGAATTGGGTGGTTGTTGTCGTTAATACTTGGCGAACCTTGAGTTGCCCAGCGTGTATGCAAGATTGCAGTTGTTGCATCCTTGCATACATTCTGACCAGCCTTGGTAGCGATGAACTTAGAGGCTGAGATTGGTGCCTTAGTAATGGCACGCTTTCCCTCCTTGTTAATCCATGCCACACCAGTGGCGTGATAGCCACGATGTTCGATGTCGAGAAGCATCTGCGATGCTAACTCTGTTGTGTTTACATGGTGCTTAGGGTTAAGGCAGAAGCCTGCGATTCCACACATTTATTTATTCTCCAGTCTGTTAGGTGTTGATGTTGTAATTGTATCACGACTGATGCGCGTTCCAATAACCTTGTTTAAACAGTCACTTGCAACGAGGTAATCCGCATCTGATTTGGAGTAAACCCCAGCGAACTTGCGCCCGCTTGGGTCTACACCTTCCACGATGTATAACAATTCGTTACTCATTGCTATCTGTTGCCAGTAGGTAGAAGTAGTAAACGATTCCAGCGATTGTCATGAACAGAAGCGCACGACCATCTGTGAAGAATGAGAAGTCCATGTTTAAACAGCCTCACTCTTTGAGAATTGCTTTTGCAATTCGACTCGAGCCAATGCGACTTGAGTTTGAGATAGCGGTATCTGTATGGCTCTGTCGTAGCCAACAAAACTCCGTAATAAATCGAACTGCGATTCATTTATTTCACTGAGTAATTGCTCGGCTGTTTGTAGTTTGCGAAGCAATGCGAATTCATCTGATGTTAGTTGTCTTTGTGTCATGTTTAAACACGCTCCTTCGTAGCCTCGCCACAGTCTTGGCATGACCAGTAGATTCCGTCTTGGCTTGATGAGTAATCAACCCTCGCGCCACAGTCTTTGCATTTCATGATTCCAGTCCTATCTGTTTAAACAGTGCGAGACTTTCTCGCATCTGCTTGTGCCTGCCGAGGGTAACGCTCCCTCGCTTGCCCACTTGGGGCAGGCTGTCGGCTTACGCCTGACCTTGTAGGCTCAAGGCGCGTTGCTTGAGGTATTCCGCTGTTCGTACATCGAGGTTATCCTGAGCGACCTCATCGAGCAGGGTTTGGATGTTGTTTAAACGGATATCTGTTCGTGAGTAGGTCGCTCCGAGCAGATTGTTTGCCTTGCTGTAGTCAATGAGTCCTGCAATGAACTCTGCCCAAGCAACAGCCTTGCGACCATTCAAGGTGCCTTGGTGTAGGCGAACCTCGATTGTGCCATGGCGGTCATAGGATTCGAGATTGAGCGACACATAGCGGTCACCGATTCCGATTTGACCTGAGCGGATTCGCTCGGCTGTGGCGTGAGCCTCGGCAACAGTGCGAACCTTGCAGAAGCGGTTGTTTAAACGGCTTGGGGCAACCAAGGTGCCGATTGTTTCATGCGCGGTGTGCCAGTTGATGTAAAAGTTGGCGAGGGTGTTTAAACGCTCATGGTAATCATCTCCAAAACTATCGAAACCGATATGGACATGGTAACCAGTTGAGCGGTCAACCCTTGCGCCTGCATTTAACAACAAGCGTGCAACAGTTGAAGCCTCGTTTAAACGGGCATCGTTGAGGATTGGAGAAACCAATTCCGCGCCTGAGATTGAGCCATCATAAACGGCTGACCACTCGGTTGAGAGGACATGTTGGTTGCGAGGGGCGGTACAAGCGATTCCGCCTTGAGTGAGGACAGTTGAAGCCGTTGAGGGTGAGATTCCGTTGACTTCGAACTCTAAGCCGTATGTGAAAGTAGACATGGTTTAAGCCTCCACTAGAGATTGGTTGCATGCAGGGCAGATTGGGGAGCCAAGATTCACGAGAGTTGAGCGAGAAACTCGGGCAATGTAGTTGTCGTTTAAACAGGCAACCTTGATGAGGCGAGTTGATTGTTTTGGAGCCTCGGTCAATTCGATTTTGGCATGAGGGTATGCACCAAGGCGAGCCAAGATTGGCTCACACCATGAGGGCAAGGACTCAAGAGGCTTGGCAACAGAAGCCGAGGCTGAGCGCCAGTTGCCTGATTGAGCAACCTTGAGCAATGGCAGAATGAGGCGAGCAACAGTCTCGGCATCGTCCACAGTTGGAGCCACAAAAATCTCGGCTGTGAAATCGGCTGAGGCTGTTGGAGGGACGATTGAGGCTGAAACAGCCTTGCGACCTGATTTTGGAGGAAAGCCACAGGAAAGGCGGATTGCAGATTCCTCATCGCCTCCGTTTTGGATAGTTGAGGCAAGGTGAGGGCGTACAGCAATGGCAAGGCTTGCCAGCCACTGTTCGCGGTTGAGTACAGGCATTTGGTGCATCCAGTCTGTCGGGGGTTTTGCCGACATGGAGAAACTTAGGGCATCGGTTTAAACACTGTCAACAGATAACGGCAAAAAATATAAAACCGCAGGTCGCTACGCATAAAACTTTTTTGCGACACGAGCCGATTGGGGGCTAAATCGGGGGCAGAAACAGCCCACAGCGAACAGCGAAAGTTTAAACAGTCGTAAGTTACCGAGGAGTAACAAGGCTAAAGTCAGTGCTATACACTGATAATTCGATTCTTACTGTATCGGCATAACTCTAAAGTGTCGTTAAACAACTGACTTTAGCGATTTACTAGCGAGTAACTTATGGCGGTTGTTGAACTTTCAACTACTTATGCTCAAGCCTGCATGCTGGGGGGGGGGAGCGCGATACATGGAAAGAGCGCGAGGCTATACAGAGTCAGTGCCTCAGCCTGCCCTAGCCCTGCCTTGTCCTAGCCAAGCCTGCATGCATAGCCTTGCAAGCAGGTGCTTATCGTTTAAACATGCAAGCATTGCAGGTGGGTGAGTCATCACCCCAGGGTTATTAAACTGCTGGTATCGGTATCGGTATATCTCTACCTACATAAATTTGATAGTGGTGGGGGTCTGACCTGCACTTTTACCCCACAAGGGCTATGTGATGTAAATCACATGCCCTAAGATGTCCAATAGTGTCCTTCTGGACACCTATAGTATAGTGAGAGGCGAAATTATCGGAGCCTCTCTGCTAAGCAACAGCGCCCTCTAGGGGCGCACCCTAAATGAAGCCCTAACCTTCGGCTTCGTTTAGACTTCGCCTTCGGTTAGAGTTTGCCCCAAAACTCACCACAAATGGTTTTGGAGCATGCTATGGAAAGAAAGAGAACAACCTCTGCTTCGCATAAAAGCGATGCTATTAAAAAGCAAGTCATTGACTTCCTAATGCAGGGGTACTCTGTCCAAAAGGCGATGGATGCCGTAGGTCGAAGTGTTAAGACCTATGAGTACTACCGAAAGACCGATGAGCAGTTTGCCTTAGCCATTGATAAGATTCGCTCTTTAACAGCACGGGGTGAGGTCGGCTCTCCACGAGGGGAAGTACCACCCTTCCCAGAGTTTTCAGAAAAATTTTTAGGGGTCCAAGTATTCCCCCATCAAAAGCACTGGATTGATTTACTAGAGGGTCGAGAGCCTGAGGATGTACATCCTGCTATCTCCTATGAACCTGGGTCATCAGACCTAATCATAGTCAACACCCCACCAGAACACGCTAAGTCTACGACCATTACAGTAAACTATGCGGTATATCGGATTTGCCAGAACCCTAATATCAGAATAATGATTGTGTCTAAGACACAGGCTATGGCACAGAAATTCCTGCTTTCTATCAAGAATCGTCTAACCCATCCTCGTTATCAGGATTTACAACTAACCTTTGGTCCGCCAGGGGGATATGAAAAAAATTCCGATTCGTGGAAGCAGGACCTAATTTACCTATCCTCCGAGTCTCGTGACTCTGGAGAAAAGGACCCTACAGTTCAGGCTGTGGGTATTCGTGGTCATATCTATGGTGCCCGTGCTGACTTAATCATCATGGACGACTGTGTTGACCACACTAACGCCCATGAGTACGAGAAGCAGATTGACTGGATTCAATCCGAAGTTATGTCTCGTATTGACAATGACGGCGGACGACTACTGGTTGTAGGCACTCGACTACGCCCACGAGATTTATATTCCGAATTGCGTGACCCTATGCGCTATCCAGACGAGACATCCCCTTGGACATACTTTGCCCAACCTGCCGTATTGGAGTTCGCAGATGACTCGAAGGACTGGGTTACGCTCTGGGCTAAGACCAACATGCCTCCCGTATCTGGCAATGGTGTACCTGATGAGGACGGACTCTACGACAAGTGGACAGGTCCAGCACTGCATAAGAAGCGAAGCCGTATGTCCCCAAACTTGTGGGCGATGGTCTACCAACAGCAACAGGTTCACGAAGATTCTGCTTTCCCATCAGATGCTATCAAAGGCGTTATTAACGGCGCTCGCAATATTGGGATTATCCCGAAAGGTAAGCATGGCGTTCGACCTAATGGTATGGACGGGCTTATTGTGGTTGCTGGTCTTGACCCCGCTGGCTCTGGTTATACCGCCGCTGTGGTTCTTGGCTTGGATGTTTCTACGCAGAAGCGTTACTTGCTGGATGTCTCCAATGTTGCGGGGATGAAACCAGATGACATTCGTAATTTAATTAAAGACTGGACTGAACGCTACAGAGTTACAGAGTGGCGTGTTGAGAAGAACGCATTTCAGACAATGCTTACGCAGGATAGAGAAGTCCGTGAGTTCTTAACTCGCAGTGGCTCTATGTTGCGTGAACACCATACTGGTCAGAACAAGTGGGACTCAGACTTTGGTGTGGCATCTCTAACAACTTTGTTTTATGGATGGGATGAAGGCAATGCTCTTATTGAGTTCCCTTCAACACATTCTTCCGAGGGTCTTAAGGCTCTCATTGAACAACTTGTGACATGGTATCCAGATTCACCTAAGTCACAAAAGACAGATACAGTCATGGCGTTCTGGTTCGCAGAACTTGGATGTCGTGACCGCTTGGCAAGTGCAACTAACTTTTCTAAGAATCACAACAGAATGGGTATGTTTCATACGCCGTATGACCGCTCACAACAATACACCGTCAATCTTGACGAACTATACGCATAGAACAGGAGGCGAATGTGGCTCTATCTTTAGATGATATTAAAGATAACTATGACCGCTACCGCCAGCAATTCGCCGAGCGAGACAGCCGCATGGAAGCAGTGCTGCTTGTCCGCAAGGGTCGCATGCGTGATGTTTACCCAGACCTTTTCCCCGATGGTCCTTTTGAAAATCCTATCGTGGCAAATATGGTGGACATCGCAGCACGCGATTTGTCAGAAGTAATTGCTCCGCTACCAGCATTTAACTGCAACTCACCTACAATGGTGTCAGAGTCTGCTCGCAAGAAGGCAGACAAGCGTGAAGAAATTGTTAACTCTTATGTTGACTTTTCTGATTTGCAAAGTCAAATGTTCACAGCCGCTGACCGCTATATCAGTTATGGTTTTGTTCCAGCACAAGTAGAGTTCGACATGGAAGCGCAGATGCCTCGCATCCGTTTCTTAGAAGCAGTTGGTTCTTACCCAATCATTGACCGCTTTGGAAATGTTAACGCTCTCTACCAGCGCACAATGAAGCCAGTATCTGAACTTATGGCTTTGTACCCAGAGTACGCACACATCTTGTACGACAAGGATGAGCACAACTCAATGACATCTTTGTTGGAAGTTGTGCGTTATCACGACAAAGACCAAGATGTTTTATTTGTACCAACACGCAATAACCTTGTTATTGACCGTGCTAAAAATCCTATTGGCGAATGTATGGTCCGCGTTGTTATGCGCCCATCACTTGACTCACAGGCTCGTGGTCAATTTGATGATGTATTGCCAATCCAAGTAGCAAAGGCACGCTATGCACTTCTCTCACTTGAAGCAGCAACTAAAGCAGTTCAAGCACCCATGGTCGCGCCAAGAGATGTCAGTGATATTGCTCTTGGACCAGATGCTATCATTCGTACAGAACGACCTCAGGATGTCCGAAGAATCCCATTGGAGATACCAGCAGGTGCTTTTGCACAGCAGCAGGTTCTTGAAGGAGAGTTGCGTTTAGGCTCTCGTTATCCTGAATCTCGTACAGGTAACATTGATGCTTCAATCGTTACAGGTCGTGGTGTTCAAGCCCTTATGGGTGGATTCGATACACAGATTAAAACAGCACATGCAATGTTTGCTCGTGCATTTGTCGAATTGATGAGCCTTGCTCTCAAGGTTGACGAAATGGTATTTGCCGATGTTGAGAAGAACCTGCGCGGTACTCGCAATGGAACTCCATATAACATCAAGTACAAGCCAAAGAAGGACATTGATGGTGATTACACTGTAGATGTTCAATATGGTTTGATGGCAGGACTTGACCCTAACCGCGCTTTGGTATTTGGTCTACAGGCTCGCGGAGATAAGTTGATTTCACGCGATTTCCTACGCCGTCAGATGCCTTTTTCTTTCAATGCAACACAGGAAGAAGAAAAAGTTGACACCGAAGAACTACGCGATGCAATGAAGCAAGCGATTGCTTCTTATGCTCAGGCTATTCCAGCCCTTGCTTCTCAAGGTCAAGACCCGTCTGACATTCTTTACAAACTTTCAGCCGTTATCAATGCACGCCAGAAGGGAACCTCTATTGAGGTTGCGGTTTCTGATGCGTTTAAACCACAGAATCCCCCACCTGGTGCGATGACCCCTGAGGGTATCGTAAGTCCTGACATGATTGGGCAGCCAGGAGCGGTCCCGCCAGGTGAGGGCGAACTTCCACTAGGTATGTCTGCAACTGGTCGTATGCAAGGTGTAGCACCAGGACAGATTGCTCCAGGCGGTCGTCCAGATGTTCAATCTCTTTTAGCAGGATTAACAGCGAGAGGCGAACCTAATCTACAGGCTTCTCTCCAAAGACGAGTACCAGTATAAAGGGGGTGAAAAATGAAGAAAGCGACAGCAAAGAAAGCAACAGGAAAGAAGCCAGCGAACCAAGGTTCAGCAGGTAAGCCTAACTACCAGAAGCCTATGAAGTCATCTGTTAAGAAGATGTCTAATAAGTCAGGTATGTTGTACACAACAAAGCAACCAAGCGGCACACGCGGGTCAGGTAAGTAATTCTTAATCCTGAGCATGATTTAAAACTGCTCAACTAATTTTAAAAGACTGAACTTAATTGTGAGGGAACTATGGCACTGCCAAAAAATCAGAACTTTGAGGTATCCGCAACAGGCGGAGCGGGAACTAATGGTCAACCAGCACGCTATGCAGCAGGCATAGACGGCGCACAGGACTTCTATGACCTACAGACTGCAGCACAAATGAGTGGCTCAAACCCAGCGTTCTCTACAGTTCCTTCCCCATCAGGTCAACGCCCATTCCGAGGCGACAGCGCAGCAAAACTTGTACCACTAGATGCACCTACTCAACGCCCTGAGGAAGATGTCCGCACTGGTGGAAGCATGGCTACAGACACAATGTATGCAACAGATTCAATGGCTAACTCAGAAGATGCAGACCGTATGCGTGCAGCACTTCCATACTTGTCAACACTTGCAGAGTTGCCACAGACATCAAATAATTTCCGCAACTATGTACGATACCTAAAGAGTGTACTTTGAGTTTTTCCGAGACACTTGGCGGTTTTGCCAAAAAACTTCAAGGTAACGGATTTGCCAACGACATAGGCTTACCGACTTTATTGTTTGACCTTGCTTCTGTGTCATCTAATGACAAGAATTGGGTAGGCGATGCTTTTAACATTGCTGGCGATACTTTTCGTTCATCAGTGTTAGCAGCATCTTTCCCAATTCGTAAAGCATCAGGTTTTGCAATCCAAAAGGCTTTGCTTCCAGCAGCACAGTTGTCATACGAAACTGGTGGTCGTTACCTTCGTGAGCCATTATCAGCAGCATTAACAACACTTGCAACTGGTGATGTAAAAAAGTCATGGGAAAACCGTGATGAGATTTCTCCAGGACAAGCACTTGCTTATTTGCAGTCACGCTTTCCTGTAACAGGTAATGCGGTAATGGGATTTGATGAAGGTTTTGACATCTTCAATCCTAATGACAGAAAAGACTTTGAAACAGACTGGAATCTTCGCACTATCACTGGTGCTTACGACACATTCTTTACAACAGTAACTGACCCACTAGGCAAAATTGGCAAGGCTGCAGGTCTTGCTCGTAAGGCTTTGGTTACACGCCCAATGGGTGCTGTTGATGCTAACGCTTCAACTTTGGCTCGTGACTTCTTTATGCCAAAGAGTATCCGTAAGACAACTATTATTTCTCCTGAGACTCTTGCAAGAACAATTAACGAGGGTCGTGAAGAAGGCGGAGAACTTTACAATACGCTTTCATGGTTTGCTAAGAGTGACCAAGTTTCATCACGCAGCCATCCAACTGTTGAACTTTCTAATGATGCAGATACATTGTCATACCTTTTAGGTGAGGCAAAAACTGTAGATGATGTAGCAGATACATTTATGGCTACAGCGCTTAAGGACAAAGAAGCAATGGCTCGTCTTGTCGCCAAGCGTAAAGACCTAGCCTTTGTTATGGATAAGATTAAAGATACATCTACAACAGAACTTAATATGTTGGACAATATCCCAACTAACGGCATTGTAGATGACATCAACAAGTTAGATTCAGCAGATGCTCTTGTCAAGAATCTTGATGAAGATGTTTATTTCCGCTACTTAACAACCCTTAATGACAAGGGTGCAGATTTAACTAAGCGTACTTTTGGTGCATCACCATTTGAAAAGATGGCTATTAACCGAGCAGAGCGGCGTGCAGCAGGCATCCGTGGCAAAGTTGATGATATTGATTCACCAACAAGTTTCCCTACAGTAGGTTACTTCCAACCTACAAAGTATCATCCGCTAGTTGCGGTTGTTAACTTCGGCGTGAAAAAGGTAGGCGATGCTTTCCAGGAAAAGCCAGCAGGATATATTAACCTTAACGATTCTGATTCGTATAACGAAATTGCGGCATTTGGCAATCTTCTTCGCCGTGTTGTTGGAGACGAAGCAAACCCGATTGTCCAAAGACATTTAAACGATTACATCCAGTCAGGTGGCACACCAGAACTTCGTGCTCGTGTAGTTGAGTCATTTGAAGATTTAGCGATTACATCTATTAACCGCAAACTCGGTATCTCCGATGAAGCAGGCGCACAAATCTGGGGAGCATACAAGTCTCGCCGTGAGACTGCACGCTCTATGATTAAGGACCGCAAGTTCTTAATGACTAATGATGATGTTATTCTTAAGATTCCTTACTTAGAACGCCAAGGCGCTAACGCTTTACCAATGGTTGACTTGGAAAACTACGAGCGTGTTCTTATGAAGAACAAGGGACTTCTCAAGGCACTAGAAGGTGGCTTTGATGTTGTAGACCCAGACTCATGGCGCTATACCACTGGCATTATGAATGACATGTGGAAGGCATCAGTTCTTCTACGCCTTGGTTACACAGTAAGAAATGTGTCAGAAGGTGCGCTGTCTATCATGGCTAAGGGCTACGGCTTAATGGCTCTAGGTGACTTAAACCGCGAAGGCTTTGATGCATGGTACTCAAATCGTGTACGCGACATTGAGCGCATCACTGACCGCCGTTTAGTATCACAAGGCGCTCGTGAAGATTCTATTCAACTGCGCCGTTTATTTGCTGAGAAGCAATATGAGTTTGGTGCTGCTGACCGCATGTACAACGAGTTGCTTGCATACTTGCCAGCAGCAGAGCGTGCGTTCCTTAATGGCAAGTTAGATGAAGCGCAGTTAAAAGAAATTATTGATGTTTTCCAGTATGCAACTGGTGAGTATCTATACCATGGAACACCTACTCCTATCAATGGTTTAGATAACACTCGTCCATTTGCGATGAGCCTGTCACAGGATATTGCTAACCGCTATGCCGATGCTGCAATGCCAACTGTTTCTGCCGCTGATATTTACAAGCGCATGACTGGTCGTGCTGGTCGCTTGCCTAAGAACATTGAGCGTTCTGCTGCTGATGAAATTGGTTCAGAAGCAATTATTGACAGACTCAGTGAAGATGAATTTTTAGAACTTACAGAGTATGTAGCAGGAAACTTTCAAGATATTCAAGCAGGATTGCGTGATGCAAATTTTGCAATATCTCGTGGACGAAATATACCAGAACTTCCAAAAACATTACAGAGAACAATTCAGCGAAGCGTTCTTAAAGAACCACTAACTGTATATCGTGGAACTACTAACCCAAGAAATATTTTTGCTAACGCGCAAGTTGGCGATATTATCGAAGAACCTGCTTTTGTTTCAACAAGTTATAGCGATGATGTTGCAAGAAATTTTGCAACTCCAAATCCTTTAAATAAAATACCAACATTAAATACAAATCTTAAACCTGGCGAAGATATGTTTATACCAGGAGAAGAAACCATTTCTACGCAAATAAAAATGAAACTTCCTAAAGGTTTAAACGGTTTAGATGTTGGCGCAACTTATCAAGATTTTTCTAATAAAACAGGAACTCAAATTAGCCGTGAAACGCTAATGATGGTTAACAGAGAGTCGGAAGTTTTACTTCCTGCTGGAACAAAGTTTCGTGTTATTAGCCGTGGCGGAAATGTAGATTCTGGATTTGTAGTTACTGTTGAAGCAATCCTTCCAAAGGCTGCTCCTAAGCAGAAGCCATCACTTGCTATGGAAACTATCGGTGCAGACATGCGCGATGGCTTCATCAACACAGTAAACAATGGTAATCAAGTAGAACTACTGAACCCTCAAACAGGACAGTGGCGAACCATTGACCCAAATACAGTTTCTCAGAAGATGCTTGTTCAAGGCACATTCCGTATTCGTAAACCTGGCAATCAAGGTGCAGTCCTTGGCAACAAGGTTTATGGAGAAAGCATTGACCTTCGTTTATTCCAAGGTAACCGAGCCAAACTAGGTTTAAAAGACTACCCAGAATTGCAAAAGATTCTTGGTGTTGGAGAAACTGCTGGTTGGAAAACTCGTGCAGCATGGGAAGGCAAAGAGGACCAACTCCTTGGCTGGATGCGTGCTAATGGCGTAGGAAAGTTAGTACTTCCTGATACTAAGGCTAATGGCAACGCTACAGTTCTTGTAGACCCAGAGATGGTAGAAGCCTTTGGTGAACAGCCTGCTGTTCTGCTTGCTGAAAAGCGTTTAAACGCAATTAAAAACCAGCAGCAATTACTTTCTGATGAATCTCGTGTGGCTAAACTAATCGAGGACACCATCAAGAATGGTGGCGCAACAGTTTCATTTACTGGCGATGTTCCTACATCAGGATTCTCTGTTGCTATCCGTGGTGCTACACATACATTCTCCGTAGAAGATGCTCGCAATAATCCTCAAGCATGGATTGATTCTATGGCTGAGCACTTTGAGAAGAACCTTGAGAAGTTTGGCACAGCAGACCATTTTGGTACTTGGGTGCAAGACATTGATGGCGTGCCACATATCTGGGCTGACCCTACGAATGTTATTGTAGATAAAGCAAAGGCTGCTAAACTAGGACTTGAAAGAAACCAAGTTGAAGTTGCTGACCTTGCCGCCATTCAAAAGGGCGACTGGGACAATGCAATGATTAACACTAAGGGTACAGGAGATAAAAATGCCAGCGCAGAATTTGCATTGGGTCAAGGCACCAAAGCCAGTATCGGAAATGTCCCAGGAGGAACGCAGGGCGTTCGCCGAGTTATTGGCACGGAGGGCTTTGGAAAACGCATTGATGAACTCGAAGCCATCCTCAGCACAAGAAAGTATCCAACAGACGGGCTTGTAAGTCTTGTTCGTGAGTTTGCCGATGGGCAGGCTGCAGCAAAGCGTGACATGAATGGTCTACTAAGTAGACTTGATGCACGCCTTGTAGAAGAAGGTCGCATTGCTGCACCTCGCCAGATTCAAGGCACAGGTCGCCGTACAGAAAGACTTTACGATGGCAGCATGGTTGAGTTTGACGATTCATTTAGAGGTGAAGGTGGAGCAATCCTACTATCTCAAACTGATAACGCTCAAACCTACCGCAATTTTGTAGACCATCCATCACAGTTATTCGCAGCAGAACACTCAAACTTTACAGAGGCTCGCCTCACAGCCAAGATGCCTGAGTACTACACAGGTTATGCTAACCAACTGAACTCATTCTTCCGCTCACCTGATGGTCGTATTGACCCTATCGTTGAAATGTTCCTTAATGGAATGAAGCCAGAGCAGGCTGTTGCATGGTTACGCAAGCCAGAGAATGTTGCTTACGCTCGTAAGTTTAACATTGATGTTCCTGGTATCAAGGTAATGTCAGAGCGTTTAAATGTATCTATGGATGCAGAAGATTTTGTTGGTGACTTGTATAGCGCCTATCAGCGCTACCTTCCAGACAATGAAGTGCAAGAAGCCTTCCGTGCTGGTGATGCAACAGAGCAATGGTTGCGTACACACTTTACTGATAACCCAAATATGCCAGACATTATCGGTCGTATTGTGCCTACAAGCCAAGAAGCCCGTACATGGCAAGAGGGTATGAGTAAGGTTGTAGAGCGTGCTTTCCACTTCTTAGGTTCATTACCCGAAACTACAGTGGCTCGTCACCCACTAGCCCGTCAGATTTATCGTGCAGAGTACAAGAATCGTTTAGATATTGCTCTTGCCACAAAGCGTTTAAACGAAGGCGATGCTGCCGAACTTACAGTAGATGACATTAACAACCTACGCGGACAGGTCATTGAGGCTACACGCAAGGAAGTTAACAGCACACTCTTTACTATTATTCGCAAATCATACGCAGGCGAAAAGATGCGTTTCATTATGCCGTTCTTTAACGCATGGGAAAACACTATTCGCCGTTGGTATGGACTTACTAAGGATAATCCAGCAGTTGTCGCCCGTGCAGGACAGGTTATTTCTTCTCTGCGTAACCAGCCAAATGTGGTTGACCAAGATGGTAACCAAACTACTGAGTTTAGTTATGACAACAAGATTGTCCTACCTATGCCAGAAGGTGCAATCAAAACAGTTAGCATGATTCCTGGCTGGGGTAAGGGAATGGCAGAGGCATTGCGTTCATCAGGAACTCAGATGTCTATTCCAATCCGAAGCCTTGACATCCTGTTCCAGGGTGAAGCGATTGCAGGATTTGGTCCTATTGTAACTATGCCAGTCAATGAGATAGTTAAAATAAAGCCAGACCTTGAGGACTTGGTTACATCAACAGTGTTGCCAGTGCTTCCATTTGGTCCACAAGAAGGCTTTCTACGCCAGTTGTTCCCACCTGCAGCACAGAAACTTATCTCATTACGAGGTCAGGATGAAGCGTGGAGCCGTACATTTAATACTGTTTACCGCTATGAATTGATTCGCTTTAACCTTGGCGAGCGCAATACATTGCCTGAACTTGGTGAGATTAAAACAATGGCAGATAACCTCTACAAGGTTAAGATGCTTTCTAACTTGGTAATGCCATTTGCTGCACAGTATGACTCAACATTAAGTTTCTACACACAGCAGTTCCGCCGTCTACAGCAGGTATACGGACAGGATGCAGAGGCTTTGTTCCTTGAGATGTACCCTGAAATGTCACCTGCTTTGATTAGCGCTTCTTACAATCCAACGGGTGTTAACGCATCACAGGCTGCATTTAAGAATACTCAGAAGTACAGCGGTTTGATTAGCAAAATTGGTCAGACTACACCTGAAATGATTGGCTTCTTGGTCAATGACCCTGATGGCAAGTATGATTTCTCAGAGGCTGTGTACGCATGGCAGTATGGCAATGCACCTGTTCCTGGTTCTACAGAGAACTACAGAGGTCGCCGCAACCCAGCAGACTTGAAGAAGGATGCTAATGTAAAGATGGGTTGGATTGAGTTCCGTAAGAATATGAACCTTTTGGACTCACAACTATTTGCACAGGGCTACACATCATTCAATGACAATGGTGCTGAGGAACTACAGACCCTTAAGCAGATGATGGTTGCTGACATGACTAACCGCAATAAAGATTGGGCTGCTGACTACTACAGCGTAGATAGAGGCAAGTGGATTTATCGCATGCAGTCTATGACTACCATGCTTTCAGACCCAACATGGATGAAGGAAAACGGTAACCGACCTGTTGTTCAATCTATCGCTGTATATCTAAATCTACGCAGCCAGATTGCCAGAGAGTTAGCAAGCCGTAAGGCATACGGAATGTCATCCACCCTAACAGCAAAAGATAACTCAGACCTTGATGGTTTGTGGAATCAGACTATCGCTCAACTTCTTCAAGGCTCTGGTGAGTTTGAAGATTTCTATAACCGTTTCTTGCAAAATGACCCTGTGACATTGGGATAGGACTATGGACGAAAAAGTAATATATCAGATACTTAAAGAGGAAAATCCTACTTGGTCAGAAAGCAAACTTCGTTCTGCCGCAACAGATATTGCAGCCAACCCAAAGGTGCTTGAGGCTGGTGCTGGTGGTTTAAGAAAAGCAGTTGTTAGTTTAGCAAAGACATTTCTTAAGAAGCCAACTAAGAAGCAGGTATTGCTTGGCGGTGGAGCACTTGGTCTTGGTGGTTTAGCCGTACAGGGTGGTGGAGATTCAGGCGTGCCTGATGCTACAGCAGCACAAGCCAACACAGACCTTATGATGGCAGCAGCACAATATGAGGCAGCAGGTGGAGACATCAATGCCCTTGCAAATACTGCAGCAGGTAAGCAACTGTTTAGCAATCCAAACTTTAGTCTTGGTTCTATTATGAATAGCGGAAGTTTTGCAAACCTAACCACTGGCGGTGTTTACACAGGCAAGCCAGTAACTGTAAGCGAGTATCAATGGGGTAGCGGAGGCGCTAAGCCTAAGACAACTATGAAAGATGTTGTTTCATTGACAGACTGGAAGAATCAATTTCCTATTGCAGACCCAAAGGCTTTGTCTCAATGGAAGGCAACTCTTGTATCTGCTGGTGTAGTTAGCGCAAGCGCAGGCTTGGCTGAACTTAAGCAACAATGGGAAGCATGGGGGCAGGCATCACAAGATGCTGGTCGCCAAGGACAGAAGTTAACTCCTTACCAACTCCTTGACATCCAACGCGGACTATGGGGTGGTGGCGGAAAAGACTACTCCACTTCATACCAGGTTAATCTTCTTAAAGAAGAAAATGTTAAGTCTATGTACAAGGCTGCCAGAGAACAAGAGGCAGGTCTTGTCGTAGGAGATGAGCAGGCTGCTGCATTTGCAGAGCGTATTAAGGCTCGCCAAATGGCAACACCTACAAAGACTGAGTACAAGAAGATTAAGGGCAAGATGACACCTGTAACCACACCAGGTTTCGGTGAAGCAGAGACTGCTGCTGCCGCTTTAGAACTTGCTAAGAAAGACCCACTATATGCAGAATTCCAAACAGCAAATGTGTTTGGTTCAGCACTTGAGAAGGCATTGGGGATTAGACCATAATGGTAGATACAACAACTATTCAAGGTATTAACGCTGCAAGCGCAGCGGACCCATTTGGTCAAAGCAAAGGCGACAAGTCTGTACCAACAATGACGACTTGGATTGTCAACCTGCTCAAGAATGTTCCTGAACTTAAGAACATCTACGACTCAGTACGCAACCCAGATGGTAGTTTTAATAGAACTATTGATGCCATTGTAGATATGATTAACAGCAGTTCTTGGTACCTAGATAATGGACCAACTGTTGCTGCAAATGTTGCTGCACGCTATAAGTTTGGTGAGAAATACTACAACCAAAAGGTTGGTCAGTACAAGATTACTATCTCTGGTCTTGCTACAGCCATTGGCTTAGATGTTAATGACCCAACTATTGCTGACTACCTAGAGGGCTTGGCGGAAACATCATTCCTTAATGGCTGGGATGATGACTACATTGAGAATACAATCATCGGCAATGCTGATATTGTTAATAAAATCGGTGGCGGTGCCTACGAAAAGTCAGTACAAGACTTGGCTCAATATGGAAATCTTATGGGTTTTACACTCAGCGATACAACAAGAAAAGATTACCAGCGCCGTCTTATTGGTGAAATAACCGAAGGTGGACTTCGCTCTCGTTCTACACCAGAACAGATTAAAAAAGAAATTCGTGATAAGCAGGCTTTGCTTTATCCAATGTTTGCTGATGACTTTGCAGTAGGTCGTACCCTTTGGGATGTAACAGCATCACAGCGTAAGAAGTGGGCTGACCTTCTTGAGCAAAACGAAGATGACCTTGACTGGAATGACCCACTGTGGAAGGATGGCAAAATCTTTACTATGGTTGACGAGAAAACTGGCAAAGTTGTTGCTCGTCCAGCATGGGATGCCGAAAAACTTATCAAGCAAGATGAGCGTTGGCAGTACACAGAAAATGCCACAAAGACCTACGACAAGTGGGGTACTGCAATTCTTACTAAATTTGGAATGGCGGCTATCTAATGTTTAACTTTAATCAACAAGTATCTGATGGCGGCGGTTCACTAACTGCTGACGAAGTATTATTAGGCAGAGCACAGGCTCAACTAGAAAAATCAAAAGCCCGTCTTGCTGAGTTAGAAAAACAACAGAAGGCTGAAAATGTTGCCAAAGGATTAAATCCTGATGGAAGCAAAAAAACTAACACGCAACTTCTTCAAGAAAGACAAGCAAAAGAAGAAGCAGACAGAGCGGCTTTAGCAGCAAGCAATCCATTATTTAATAAGGCTTCAAAGCCAACCGATGCGCCTGCTGGTATGTACTACCAATGGATTGGTGGAACTAATACAGGTCAATGGCAACTCTATAAGATTCCTGCAAGCAGCACTACTCAAAGTTCTGGGTTTACACCAACCCCTACCCCTACTCCAACATCAACAACGACTACTAAAGCAATTACTCAGGCAGATGTAGATGCAGCGGTTACTAAAGCGGTTGCTGATGCTACTGCAAAGACTGATGCATTGATTGCACAGCAAAAAGCAGATGCTGCTGCGGCTAAGTTTGCTACAAAAACAAAAGCATCTGACCGCCTTAAGTCTATGTTTGATGCTGTTGGCTTAGCAAGCCTTGCTCCTTTTATTAACAAACGAATTATGGAAGATGCTTCTGAGGAAGCAGTGCTTCTTGAACTCTATGACCAACCAGAATATCAAGCGCGTTTTCCAGGCATGAAAGCATTGCGCTCTAAAGGTAAGACAATTACCGAAGCCGAATACATCAAGGATGAAAAAGCATTTGCTCAGACAGCACGCTTCTTTGATGTACCAGTAGGTTTCTATGACACGCCTGATGATTTTGGAAAACTTATTGGAAACCTAGTTGCACCAAAAGAATTCCAAGACCGCTTACAGATAGGTCAGGACTTGGCTCGCGCTATGTCTCCAGGTCTTAGAACACAACTACAAGAGTTGTACAACATTGGAGAAGGTGGCATTACTGCCTATGTTCTTGATTCAGATAGAGCACTTCCACTTCTCCAGAAGCAAGCAAAGGCTGCACAGTTTGTTGGCTTTGGTCGTGAAAAGGGCTTTAAGTTAGAAGGCATTACTGCTGCTGAGGCAGAACAGATTGCTGGAACAGAAGCATATTCCAAACTATCAGCACAACAAATGCAGACATCACTTGCTCAAGCAGCACGATTACGCGAAACCCAATCACGCCTTACAGGAATTGAAGGTGAAGTTTACAACGAGGGTGAAGCGTTAAAGGCTGTTATTGAAGGAAGCCCAGAAGCGCTGCTTGCATCACAACAAAGAGCACAGCGCGAAGGCGCACGCTTTGGTGGTGGTGCTGGAGTAACTGGCTCATCACTTCGTTCAACACCAGGAATATAAAAGAATCCCCACCGTGACCGACTAGCCCACGGGGGCGTACAAGTCTAGGAGCAATAGCCAATTTAGTTTCCCCGAACTTCATTGTGGATTGCGAATACAACTACTAACAAGGGAGATAGGCTGATGCCTACAAATTACCAGTTCGATGACGAAGATGACATTGACACATCAACAGATGTGGTGTCTCAACTCCGTAAGGTAAACCGTGCGCTTGAAAAGCGTACAAAAGAACTAGAACAGGAGTTGGGTGGTCTTAAATCACAGACCCGTCAACGAACTGTCAAGGATGTATTACAGGCAAAGGGATTAAACCCAAAGATTGCAGTATTCATACCACAAGATGTAGATACCTCTGAGGAGGCTATTACTGCGTGGGTAGATGAATACGGAGATGTCTTTGGTGTACAGCCCGCTCAAACAAATGAAGCGCCAACACAAAAGGGTCCAGACCTCTCAGCACAACACCGTATGAACAATGTCGTATCAACTGGCTCAATGCCAAGTATTGATGAGGACATGTTCGCCAAGGTCGCAGGTGTAAAGAGTAAAGAGGACCTAGATGCACTCCTTGGACTTAACTAATAAACAAACATCAACCAATCACCAGGAGGTGAACACATGGCATATAACGACACTACCTCGATGGCGGGACTCGTCAAAACAGCGTATGACCGTTATGTAGAATTCGCACTTCGTGCCCAGCCAATGATTCGTGCAGTGGCTGACAAGCGCCCAGTGCAGCAGGCGATGCCAGGTTCAAGCGTTGTATTCTCACTTTACAATGACTTAGCACCAGCAACATCTGCTCTATCAGAGACATCAGATGTAGATGCAGTAGCACTACCAGATGTCAACACAGTTTCTGTAACTCTAAATGAGCAAGGAAACTCATCACTTACAACTCGCAAGTTAGAGTTGTTCTCACTTTCAGATGTTGACCCAGCAATCGCTGACATCATCGCATACAACATGGCTGACTCACTAGATGTCATCGCCCAGACACCACTTCGTCAGGGTACAAATGTTATCTACTCAGGTACAGCAACATCAACAGCAACAATCACAGCAGGTATGACAATCACATCTGCTAACCTTCGTAAGGCAGTTGCTAAGTTGCGTACAAACAAGGCTGTTCCTCGTCAGGGAAGCCTATACTGGGCAGGTATTCACCCAGAAGTTTCACACGACCTTCGTGCTGAGACAGGCAATGTTGGATGGCGTGACATCCACACTCACACAGAGCAGTCACAGGGCAACCTATGGGCTGGCACAATCGGTACATACGAAGGTGCTTTCTATGTAGAAAACCCACGCATGTTCTCTGAGAAGGCTGGCGCTGACCAGACTGCTCTTGCAACAACAGCAGTAACAGTCGCTGGTACATCAGCAGGCTTTACATTCGGTGTTGCTTCAACAGCCGTCATTGCTTCTCGTGCAGAAGTTGGCGACAAGATTGCAGGAACAGGTATCGCTTCTGGTGCCAAGATTACTGCTATCACAACATCAGGTTCAACAACAACATTTACTGTTGACACAGCAAACACTGCTGCTGTCACAGCAACAACTGTTGTAACCGTTACACCAGTAACAGAAGTATTCGACACAATTCTCTGCGGTAAGCAGGCATTGGCGGAGGCTGTGGCTCAAGAGCCAGGCGTTGTTATTGGTAATGTGACTGACCGCTTGATGCGTTTCCGCCCAATCGGATGGTACGGCGTACTTGGTTTCGCCCGCTACCGTGAGGCTGCGCTATATCGCATTGAATCAGGCTCATCAATCGCTGCACTTTAATCGTGCGGGAGGGGTGGGGCGAAAGCCCTGCCCCTTCACTTATTAGTAAGGACAAACAATGACTCAGTATAAATTCACAACACCAACTGTTGAGGAAACTCCAATGGGTGAAGGAGTATTGTTTGAGCGTTACACCATCACACGAGGTGTCACTGTGATGCGGCATAATGGTATCTACTCCTCTTACCGATACCCAAGTCAGACAGAAACCCTATCTGCACAAGAACTGTATATGGGTGGAACTGTCACTGTTATTGACCAGGCAACCGCTGATGCCCTAACAGCACAGGGATACGGCGCTTACATAGAGGCTATCTAATGAATTTACATCAAAGACAAACGCACCCTGAATATATTGAAGGATGCTTTGGATGCAAAGTTACAACCCTTGAAATGGGAGTAGGCGATGCCAACTCTAAGGTAGCAATGTCTACAAGCAAGTGGGATGCAGAACTAAAAGCCTATAAGGATGCTCGTGCTCAAGGTATTCAACCAGCAGGAACAACCATGGCAAAGGTTCAAGAAGCGGTAAGAATTTCCGACAAGGTTGGTAAAGCCTTTGACGGTAATACGGGAACATTCAAATA